TTCCAGTCCCCGGTGTTCCAGTTCCCGGTGTTCCAGTTCCCGGTGTTCCAGTCCCCGGTGTTCCAGTCCCCGGTGTTCCAGTTCCCGGTGTTCCAGTTCCCGGTGTTGCTGTTCCCGGTGCAATTCTTTCCCGTGTTTACAATCTCCAATACTTCCTGCCACTGAATTTCACGCACAATCTCCAAATCATCGGTGCAGCACTTGTCACCATCTTCCTTCATCTGACCGTGTGCAATTACTTCTGCAACATGGTTGTCAGGATTGAAACTGTAATACTTGAAACAGTCAGATACCGTCTTACAAAAATGCATTCCGTGACCGCACACATCAAGTTCACCATCTTCGTGAAATATGCCGGGGCAACTATACTGTTTATCACGGCAAGTCCAGTCAGTATTGAAAACCTTATATCCCTTAACCATTTAATTTTCCTCCACCTCTTCAAACTCATTTACGCTTACTTCAAGCGCATCATATTCTCCGTATACTCCATCACCGATAGTTTTTTGATAATGTCTGCTCTGTAATCTTCCTACAGCAGAAACAGCAGTTCCCACGTCCATACAAGAGATATATCGCGCGTTTCTTCCCCATAAAATAGCCGGGATGCAGTCACGCTTTTTGTATTTCCGTTCAACGTCAATACATACATCTGCAATATAACGCTTTCCGAGTGTTTCACGCAAAACAGGTTCACGTTTGATTGTTCCTCTGATTTTTACCTCGTTCAGCGTTCCAGGTTCATCAATAAGCTGAAACTCGGTTGCGAATACATTGATTAACATTCTCTGTCCGTGAATTGCACTGGGGTTCTTGTGCGTTCTGATACTTCCGGCGATCTGGACATACTGACCTGTCCACTTTTCGTCAATTCCAACAATTCTATCTGAAACTAAGATTGGAATAATGTCATAATTTCCACTTGTCCGTAATACTTTCAATTTCGCCGTGTAAAAATTCTCTCCGTGCGAACTGTTTGAAAACTGAAATTCAGAAACAAGTTCGCCGGACATTCTTACCGAATTATTCTCCATTTGTTTTACCTCCACCTTGTACCTCTGATACTGCATTACTGCACGTTAACGCAAGTTCATCCTTCAACTGATCTAAGCGCTTTGTATCGCGCTTGACAGTATTCCATGCTCTTGTTCGCTCGTTGCGGACCTTTCTCATTTCTGCATGGATTTCCTTTGCTGTTCTCACCCCATACCTCCAATAAAATTATTTGTAAAACGTATGACCTCCATGCGTAAATAATTCAGTCAAATTATTATTGTGCCACGGGCTTTCGCCCCCTGCACAGAAATACAACGCCCCTTCGCTTTCATCCCATCCGGACTCTACTAATGACAGTGCCTCCCAGCAGCTCTCTGACGGCTCCCATGCGTCCCAATCAACCGCTGTAGTAGCGGCGAACTGTATACCTGTGTCCGTTTGATAGATCACCTCCGGAATTGAATCCGGGAAATCGTCGGACCACACTCGGTTAAGTACCACCCGGATGACCAGAGCCTGTCCTTCCAGGTCCTCACCTCCAGCCTCGCCGAAAGCGATCTTTGCTAACAGGTAGGCGTCCGACGCTGAGTAGTCGTAGCTGATGGGCTCCACCCATGCGCTCCCAACGTCTGTACAGTGTACCTGTACCTCTTCGGTCTGCTGCGATATCGCAGCATATCCGGCGTATGTAGCTTCTGTCTGCTGCGTTTCCGCAGCGCCTGTCTCCTGATCCACGGCCTGTCCACCGACTGGCAGCGGCCGGAACACTGTCACGCTGGCGATCAGGGCCGCTGCTCCAGCCCATGCCAGCGCCTCGCCATTAAGCTTTAACATGTGGCCACCTCCAAGCGATCAATTCCTCACCGATTTTGTTTGTTGCAAGCTTATATTCCCTTGCTTCCTCTATCCCAAGTCTGCAAAGTGTATGCGCCGTCCAACCGTCATTCCTAATCTGTTCCCTTGCATCATTGAAACGGTCCTCGTTGGCCTCCTCATAGGGTTTTTCCATCATCTTTTTTGCCGCCTCGATATTATCTCTGATGTCATCGAGGATATAGCTCACTTTTCTCTGCTCAATTAATCTCATCTGATTTCTCATGCGATCACCTCCCACACCATCATTGCCATAATGCCCACCAGCGCCGCCATGGACACCACCATTAGCCACGCGATTGCGCCGGGTGCTCCTCTTGTTTCGTCCTCCAATCTATCACCTCCTCCAGCTTTGCCTCTCTGATTTCGATTGCTCCAGTATAGCTATCAAGCTCTTCTGCTGTGATAAGTTCAAGAGCGGATAACGTATACATTCTCGATAGGCAACTCTGCAATCCAACAATCAGATTACTGCACTCCGTGTTGTCAAAGCGTTTTCTTACACCACTGATAAATTCATCGCATTCCGTAATCTTTTCCCAACATAAAGCTCGGACTGCATCAATGGAGCATCCGGAAACTAATTTCCCGTCCATCACTGATTTTCCCCCTTGTTTTCGCTTTTTGCATCACGATTGACAATAAATGCCATACCCTCACCAAAAGACAATAACTTGTCCTTTTCTGCGTCTGTCATTTTCGGCAATGTCCCAGTAAAGGTATCTATGATTTTCTTCTCTGTTTCATTCAACTTCGACACCTCCCTTCAAAAACTTGTTGATGAAATAAATCTGCCCGGCACCGCTGACCTTTGTTGTGCGTGTAATTCTTACGCTTCCGTCAGGGTTCTGCACGTTGCTTTCCTTTATTTCAAATAAGCCCTGTTCAACGTATCGTTGTGTAGGCATATTTTTTGATGCACCTGACTTAATCAGATAGCCGTTATCTCTAAGCCACCGGAAAAGTCTCTTTTGTCCAATCTGCACACCATTCTGCGCAATGAGCTTTGCTAAATCTCCGATCAGAATTGATGTATGGCTAGCAGATACAGCGTCCGCAAAAATTGTTTTAGGCTTGTCCTTTTCAATTCTTGCCTGCTGTTTCTCGATGATTGTATCACGTTCAGCAATTTTGTTTTGTGCTACCAGTAATGCCTTTGCCAACAATTCTTCGTCCGTCAACGTCTCTTGTCCGTCTATGTACCCGCCATTCTTGCGGATTGACGGTAATACCTCGCTGGTTATCCACTGCTTGAATTTCTTTGCGGTTGGTAGCTTGCTGCTAAGAATAAGGCTATAAAGACCGCTTTCGTTGATAAATATCACATCTCGGTTTTGACCTGACAGAACGATTCGTTCGGTCAGCTTATCTTCATCATCAACGTGATCTCTTATAGCTTTTTGGGTATTTGTATAACCCAAAATATCTGCTACATTCTTTCCAACAAAATACGGAGTATCATCAATCATCATAGTTCTGATATCTCCGAACTCGGAATTGCTGAAAATTTTTAATGTATTCATTATTTCACCTCTTTTCTGTTGCTTTTGTTTACTTGTGAGCACATTATAGTCCCCAGGAAACGTTTTGTCAATAGTTTTTTGTTGACTTTTAAACATTTTTTTGCTATTATATCCGCAGGAGGTGATATAATGAATGAACGCATCAGAAACATAAGAAAAGAATTAGGAATGACACAAGACGAATTTTCAGCATATATAAACTTGTCACGAAATTTTATTACGCAAATAGAAACCGGAGCCAAAAAACCATCTGATAGGACAATACAAGATATATGCAGAGTATTCAATGTTAGTGAGAATTGGCTATTGACAGGTGAAGGGGAAATGTTCGTTGCTAAAACACGTGATGAACAATTAGCCGAATGGGCAGGAAATGTTTTACAAGCGGATGATGACGATTTTAAAAAGCGTTTTGTTGCAATGTTATCTAAACTATCAGAAAACGAGTGGAAAGTTCTTGAACAGATGGCTATAGACCTAACGAAAGATAAAAAAGATGGAGACGGGGCTTAAACCCCGTCTTTCTTTTGCAAAAATGAACGTATGAAAAAATAAATCTGTAGTAGTTGTTCGTCTGATGCATTCTCAATAAGACGTAAAATAAGTTTTTTGTACATAATGTTATGCCCCCTTAAATGTAATATAAAGCATTTTAGCAAACTGATGTTCGTTAGTCAATAGGGCATAGTGATTTTTAACAATTTTACTTTTTTATTTTCTTTGCTTTTGTGGATTATTAAAATCGAAAAAGTGATATATTGATATTGGTTTGGGGAAGGTTGCGGACCCTTCCCCTTGCCGGAACTCTATTTTAATTATACACATCCGCCACGAGGATAAAAGATTTTGAAAAACACAAATTTTGGAAAAAACAGTCAAAAGATTGTTGCCCAAAACTGTGATATCATGAAAAATCTCAGAGACAACATTGAAAAGTACATGACGATAAACGGAGCAACACTCCATGATATAGCAGATAAGGCTAATCTTTCGATTGATACTTTGCGAACAATTCTATATGGACATTCGCATGATTGCAAAATATCAACTGCTGTTTCGATTGCAAAAGCTCTAGGAATAAGCATTGATGAATTGTTTGATTGCGGAACATTCTCTACAATTACAGAGGAAAGCATATCAATATGCCGTACTCTACCCGAAAATTCCGTGTATCTTGTCAGATGGTTTATCCGGCACCAGCAAAAAATCAATTCCGAAAGTCCTCAAAACGCAAGATATATAAATGTTGGAAGGTTGGAAGAATGTAATGGAAATTTGCGACTATCTAACGATTTTTGTATGATGGACATTTCCAACATACCGGATGATGTGAAACACAAGGTATTCATTGGAATACAGCTCGATTGTGACCGCTATATGCCGATTTACAGCCCGTTTGACAGGCTTTTAGTTGCGAATGATAGAATTGCTCATGTGAATGAAAACAGCGTCATTATATGCGCTGGAAACGTCTATATCGTCAAAAGAAAAGTAGTCAATGGTGTTGCCGGATATTATTCTATAAGGGATGGAAAATTTAGATTGTATGAAAATGAAGTAGATGAAATTGTTGGATATATTGCATATATAATCAGATAGGGGGCATAAGCCCCCTTTTATTATCTGTTGTCTGCACCTGTGTAGTCAATGACCTTACTCTTACAGGACCACTCCCACGGAATAACATTGTCACTAATCTTATAGAGCCGGATGCCAGCTTTTCCCTCCGCAACATTGGCTTCTGTACTCTCATAGGCCATGTCCATACAATAGCCATAGCCCATATCAATTCCAATATGCCGTCCAGCACCGCTGTATGTTGTGTAGAGGATTGAACCAGCTACACCAGCAACAAGGTCCTGCGTCTTGAATGATGTATTGTTATACTGTCCTGTGCTGTACTGCTTATCGCCAGTACACACCCATCCGACAAAACCGGAGCAGTCATATCCAATCTTTCCGTAACTGTTGCGATAAATCTGCTCTTTCTCTGCAGCAGAATATCTCTTGAAGTAGTCCGGGCTTGCAGCCCAAAGAGAATCCATTGTTTTCTTAGTCAGCGTCTGACCCTTTGCTCCGTAGAAATACACATATTTGTCTCTCTGCGTGTATGCTCTCAAACCATTCTTAATCGCTGTATCCCATGTTCTATTAGCCATACGATCACCTACTCTTTCTTATATCTATTCCAAAGGTCTGTCAATTCAGACCAGCCAAACATTGCCACAAATGCTACAAAAAATCCAAGTACCAATGCTCCCGCGATGTAGTACCACAAAATAGCAATCACTTCCCATTGGCAATACACAATTACCACCAAAACTGATAACACCATAGATGTGATGATTACTTGCAAATTTGTCGGAATTTTTGCAAGTAACGGCATTTCTTTCGTTACTTGTGTTATTACAGAAACTGTAAAAGCCAGCACCGCAACAAGGATTAAAAGCTGTGAACCATACTCAACTATCTGCTCCATTCTTTTTTACCTCACCTTCTAAATCTGCTAATCTATGATTGATTACCTTGATTTGTTCCTCCACAACAGGCATACGTCTTGCGAAATTGTTATGCTCACGAACCTCACGGGTCAATTCGTCCATTTTCGTAGCCGTAACTGCCTGTTGCGTTGCTAATGTCTGCTCGATTTTGCGATTGCTGCCATAATTTGTGATTACAACACCGATCAGCGCAAGCCCTCCGGTTATAATTGATGCAATTATCGCTTCCATACCTTCTCCTTTTGCTTTCTATTTTCCAATAGCCTTCTTCGATGTGGGTGGGCGCGCATGATACTGCATTTCAGCCATAGCTTTCTCCTGTGATCTCATTGTACTCTTCCTCCGTGAGCTTTCCTTTTTCCACCATGTTCTTTAACATCTTCCTGGTGTACCAGCCGCTCTCATAATACGCCTTGCATCTTTCCGCGAATTTACTCATGCTCATCGTCCGTCACCTCGCTTCCGTCCTCCGGCAACTCAATGTCTGCCATCGCTGCCACATACTCCAGCAGGGCCTCCTGCTTCTCCACCTCTGCTCTGGCTACCTCGTTCAGTTTTCTCTCCCTGAGATCGCCCTTGTTTCTTTCATACCTCATCATGATTCCTCCTTCCATAGGCTTTCATAATATGCGTCCATTCTTTTTAGCAATTTATAGCTGTTTCCTATCGCCGCGTGCGCTTTCCACGCCGCGAAACAAAAATCCACTTTATCTTTTGTGATCTCTCCGCGTTTTGCTTTGGCTACAAGATGTTGGAGGTGTTTTCTTTCCCGCTTGACGCTTTGCGGGCTGACTGTCATGATCACCTTTCCCGTCTCCGTCAGCCGGAACACAAAACCTAAGAATTGGATTCCATCCTTGATTGGATAGATTTTTGTTTTCTTCGTGTTCAATTCAAAGCCTTTCTCTTTCAGCTTTTCCTCGATCTTTTTTCTGCACTCCTCCAGATACTCTTTATCCTTGTGGATCAACAGGAAGTCGTCCATGTACCGCAGATAAAATTTGGTCCTCAGGCGCTCTTTGATGTAGTGATCCAGGTCATCTAACGCCGATATCCCTGCGATCTGCACCATCTGGCTCCCCGGGTTGTAGCCTACCTCGCCTTTATACTGTTCCTCCAGCACACTTTTGGCCGCTTCATAGGTCCACTCATCCAGACATCGCCTGAATTTTTCCACCGGTACGTCATGCCGCATGTTGGGATAATATCCTTTTATGTCGCACTGCAGCACATACCCATTTGTCCCATATTTTCTGTAGTATTTTTGCAGATATCGTTTTAGATAATTTCGCGCAAAATCCGTTCCTTTTCCCGTTTGACACGCCGCATTTCCGTGAATAAACCTCTTGGATATTTGTGGGTAGATTGCGTTGTCATTAAGGCTCCTTTGGTATACTCGATCTCTAAAAGCGATGCTCACAATCTCTCTTGGTTTTGGGGATGTTACTGTAAATTTCAACGGCTTTCGCGGCCTGTAGCTCCCCTCCTTTAGCTGCTTTTCGATTTTCAGTGTTTCCTCAATGCTATTCAAGTAGTAGTGTGCTACAGAATCTTTCCACATTACTCCTTGCCTGCACTTTTCCATTGATTCGTACAGTGCGTCGAAACTGATTACTTGTTCGATTACGTCATTCTCCATTGTCATCCTCGTTAATAGCAGGGTCAGCTCGCAAGCTGCCTGCATCGAGTCAGTGTTGTTTGGCCTTGTCGGCCGGGCACTCGGCTCCTTGTGTATGTGTGTTGGGTCGCCGCCCTTACAGGGTGGCTTTTGGCCCTATGCTTTACACAATCCGGAGCGCAGCGATAAGCGTTGGCCGCGTTGTTGTTGTTGACGTTGCCGCTGCTGTTCACATTCCAGACGTTGTTCGCGTTGCCGCGGTTCGCACTGCGCAAGCGGACGTTCTGCGCTTTTAGCCTACAGCCCGTGGTTTTTTAATTTTCCAGATTCTTATATCGTTCCTGGTCGCTCTCGCTCCATGCTCTAATGCATCTTCTTACTTCCAAGATTTTCTCGCTCCAGTATTTTACGCGCTTGCTTGCGAGGTGGTATAAAGGCTTTGCGATTCTGATCATTGCAAGCAGATTATTGCATTCTCTGGCCGCCTGCTGCTGCAGTTTCTTCCTGTTTTTCCAATTTTCCGGGCTGTCCCCGACTCTGATATTGTTCGCCGTCCAACACCATATAAAAATATCTTTTGCCGATTTGATGATGTCATTTGTCAGGGCTGTTTGATACTCCGGTAAAAATATCTTTGCGTTTCGTGTGATTCGGATTGTGTATACCGCTAAATCATCCGCTTTTACTAAAACGTTCAGTTTGCCTTCTCCCCGCTGCAATTCTGGTACTGACAATTTGTTTTTCTCCTTTCCTATCCATCAGCGGGCAAGGCGTTGCCCGCTGATTATTGCGATTAGCAGATGACACAAGCCGGAGCGCAGCGATAAGCGCCGGCCGCGAGGCCGTTGTAGACGAGGCCGCTGCTGCTCACAATCCAGACGTAGTGCGCGTAGCCGCGGTACGCACTGCGCAAGCGGACGGTCTGCGCTGAGCTGTGATTTTCCACTGCGTATGTAATGCGCTCCGGATATGTTTTTCCTTGTGCCTGCGGCGCTGTTGCTCCAGTGACGCGTTTCCAGTATTCCCAGTATTCGCCTTCTCCGGCGAGCTGTGGACTTACGTATATCTGCTCCAGCGACGGCAGAAAAATCTTGTCATACGTCGTTTCCTGCGTTCCGATATCTCCGTCGGATGTAGTGTTGAGATTGGTTGTTACCTTGACCGTCCCTAACACCTGCAGAAATTCCTCCTCGAATCCCGTCAGGAATCCTGCTTTTGCGATCTGGTCCGGAGCGCGGTCAAAGTTGTTCTGCGGGCTCCACCACTCACCTGCTTTTCCCACGCTGTTCAAAAACTGTCTGTATGCACTTTGTGACCACCGGTTGTATCCGTATGCTACTCTTTGCATATTGTTGATTCCGTTGTCTGCATACTTCGTACCAGACGACAGCGTTCCCAGATTTGTCCCGCCGCTGCCTTCTGCCACCGTCACTGTTTCCAGTGGTGTTGTTGCCGTTTTGCTTTCATAGCTGTATACCTTCCAGCTGCTCGGTGCCTGATCCGGCGCTCCCCTGAATCCTGCCAGCTGGCCACCCGCTGGCACATTTTTTTCCAGCGTGAACTGGTAGGTTTTGCCCGACACCACATTTGTCCCCCATGAGTTTCCCATGGTGAGGTTATATGTCCCTGCAGCCAACTCCTCCTCGCAGTAGTAAAACGCCTCGTAATTGTCAAATTGTACTGCAAATGGCGTTGCGTAATGGCTCTGTAAAAACATTCCCGGAACCTTTTCCCCGTCTTTCAGCTCCACTTCCCCGAAGTGCACAATGTCAAAAGGCATTGTGTACTGTGTTCCGGTCGTGATGTCTGTCCACGGCACTACAATCTGGTCTCCGATTGCCAGTATTTCCGGGGCCAGCCCGTTGCGTACCAGTTGTTGAATTGCCTTTAAATTACTTGTAAGTGCTGTTGTCTGATCGGACGCTAGAACCTGTAAAATTGCGTTCTGTTGTACAAACTGTTCATTCAGACGAGTAAATTGTGTTGTGATATCATCCAGCTGGTCATTGATGATTGGTTTCTTCGCCATCATTCATCCTCCTCTATATAAAATTTTCCATCAGAATCAATGAAAATTCCAATGCTTTGTAATTCGCGCACATCTTCAATCAACTCCTTCTGCTCACTACTAATTGAAAATATAGAATTTTGCGCATCTTTTACTGTTGCACTTAATGTGGTCAAATCTGATTGTAAATTGGTGATTGCTTTGGCATTAGTGTCCGCTTTGTTAGAAGCATTTGTTAAATTCGTCTTTAAACTAGAAACATCGGACTTTAAAGTGTCAATATCTGCACTGGCTGCGTATGTTTCAGCCGCTTTGTCGGCAGCGACCTGTGCGGCATCAGAGGCTGTCTTTGCAGCCGCATTAACATTTGCAACTACCTCTTCGAACTCGCTCTTCTGTGCTGGAGTAGGTGTTTCAGAGCTTTTCTGCTCTCTAGCACGTACAGGAATGATGATCTTGTATTCTGTTGTTCCTGATGTATCATCAACAACATAAATGTATGCATATATGTAATAATTGATATCCTGGCTCTTGTCATTTAACAGCTGATCTGGAATGCCGGCAATCAACTCCTTACCGCTAAACGTCCCCAAAACCTCGATAGCCTGTGTTAGATAGTTTGTAGAAAAATGCACAACTAAACTTGAAGCACTGCTATTAATCCCTTTTACTCTAAGCTTCTGCCCATAGTCATACTGAAATAAGTAATTGTCCGACATTATCTCCCGGACATTTTGTTTTTTAATTTCTACTTCCATTTAGTCTCCTTTCTAACTTCGAATTACTCTCATTATTGTTGTAGAACCAGTATATGTTAATGTCGCGATCCCATCGGATACGCTGAAAATCTTGTTACTTGTTGACGATACAATTTCTTCGTATGATGACGTACCCGTTATCAGATAAATGGCTTTTTGGCTAACTCCTCCATATGCAGATACGATAACAATATCACCAATATCAACCGGTGATGATATATTTTCTTTTGCGTTCCTGTATACACTACTTACTAATTCTGAAGCATCGGCTGGATCATCAACCGCTTCCCCAACCCAATCCAAGGAAACTCTGTTCAAGACATATGCTCCCATTTCCACACTCAATACAGAAAATATGTCATTTGCAGAGCAATAAATATACACATCTATAGTAAAATTACTATTGCTACTACTTGTTTTAATTCTGACATCACTCAGAGTACCAGTTATGATTGTTCTTGAAGCATACTTACTGAATGACCCGGAATTCGTCAATTTTACAATTATATCTCCGGCAAATCCTCTTTGCGTGCAATGCAACACAATTTGTTCATTTGCATATGTTGAATTAACCGTGATTGTACATAGCTTATACCATGATGCATCTTCCGCTTTCAGAGAGATGATTCCACCTTCATTTGCAATTCCGTTTGACTTGAAATTGCTGCATTCCAGAGAATCAAATTGAGCGGATGTGAATTTCGATAAATTCGTTCCTAGGTGAACATCAACATCCTTTGATTTAAAAGCGTTTCTGTATTTTATAGATATAAAATTTTCATTGCTAGGATCAATGGTTATGGTTACCGTTGTTTTATGTTGTTCTACGTAGTCAGATGGCAAATCACCTGTTCCAAGCAAAAACATCTTAATATAGGCTCTATCTAAGTTATCAACAACTCCATCCATATTGAAGTCAAACGCATCCAGTTGTTCCTTCGTCAATGTGGTTTTTCCGTATACATAATCACGCGCAGTCTCCTTATCCTCTTCCGCCGGGTTAATGAAAACCTTCGCTGTTCCAATCAGTTTCCCGTTAGAGATTGTAAACCCACCAATCTCCCCGTTTTGAATGATCGCACTAACTCCATCGATCGTACCTGCATTTATCCAATCTGCGCTTATTCCGTTTGCGGATAAGATATTAGCGATTACATCACCATCAATCTTAATTCCGTATGGATATGTCTGCCCGCTATCTGTAGAAAACCCAATAGCCTCAGTTGTGACCTTGATGATAATATCTGATTCAGACAATTCTTTCTTGTTATGCAAATACAATATGAATGACCCATCTGATTGCTGTTCCCTTGTTTCGTACATTCCAGCATTGTCCGAGAGCGCGTTAGCAAGTTCCTGTTGCTTTTCGCGCATGGTGTAATTTACGCGCTTAATTTGCCCGCTTATAGTCTTCTGCTCAGCAGATGCAGACGAATAGTCAACACCGGTTGTACTGCTGTAAGTCTTGCATGAGTATGTATCAATCTGACGCTGTATTCCGCTCAAAGTGCGTTCTTTGATGAATGTATAAAGTTCTGTTTCGCCGTCATTGAACCGCACAAAATCTCCAACGTCAAGATATGGTCTTGCGTCAATGGATAATTCAGCAGGATAATACTGGATTGTATTTATTCTTGACAATGCAAGTTTTAGGAATTTTATAATATTTCTGCTAATTCCACCAATCAAAAAGAAATTACCAGACATATCAATAGTCAACCCATCGCTGTTGTTTGCTTTATACAATACATCATCAGTATTTGTAAAAGATAAATTTTCGATAAGTCCTGTTTCGTTTTCTCCGTAATCTGGATTCGATCGAAAATATTCAATTTCTTCTATATTGTCAATAGATGGCTTTGTTATTGTTTTTAGGTACAATTTTCCATCACGATTAACCCTTATCCAACCGCCCAAAAGCTCACCGAGCATTGCCAAAAGGTCTTTAGAGGTGAAATTTCCATCCACAGATTGCGTGTAATCAAAAGATAGTTCATAATCCCAAGCAGTAGTGTCTTTTTCAGCCCATTCAAGACCGTAGTGACTTGAAATCATTTCAAGCGCAGAGCCAATTGTTTTGCAATTTCTCATATCGTAAAACAAGTTGTTTCCTGCCTCATTCAAAACCGCCGTATAATCATAAGCCGTAACCGTCTTAATACGTTTATCACTTGTTTTTTCAACGCTTGTGACAATAAATCTACCAATAGGAAGTTTTTCGTCCATATCGTCTACAGTCTGATATACCTTGATGTACTTTCCGACAAGATTTTCGGTAACATCTGCGGAATTAAATGTGATTTCCGTTGTATATACGCTTCCAATTTCAAGCGTATCTCCGCCAGACAATCCGCTTTTTATCTTCATTGTCTCGTAAACTAAATTGTCATTTTCTATGGTAAAAATAGGTTGATTATTATCCATATCCATCACATAGTAAAATTCTACAAAATAATTGATAGTGTGGCTTGCATCGTCTGTATACTTTGCTTTTAACTCATCAGATATATCGTACATGATTTACCTCCATATCAATACTCGATAATCGCAAAACGAACCTCATTCACAAGCATATCTCCTCTTTTTTCATCTATACCATATATCTGCGCTGTGTGATCCGGCATATATACATATCCATCATAATACATATCCTTATCTACATCATAATACTTGACGTGCAATTTTCGCTCTTTTTGTACAATATAATTCTTCTCAAGCAAAGCCATCATTGCATGATAGTCGGACAGGTGCATTATAGGGCTGTTCCATTCAGCCTTGATAACTTGATGGTCTAGCGCAGTTCGATGCATCACACCGTTTCCGTCACGATACGAATCCAAGTCCTGCACCGACCTTGTATACTTATACGTATCATACTTTATATATTTGTTTGGAAAAGGAATATATTTTCCGTTTGCCATAAAAATATAAATGAGGTTTCCATTAAAATTTGCCATTTCTAATCCTTTATAGAAAAGCACCAGCAGAAATGCTGGTGCCGTGTGCTATTTATGCCAACGCACTTCTTCCCGTCATATTCTTATAACTTGCAGCGCTTCTTCTAACCGAATCGAACACTTCTCTATCAGATATACCAGTATCCTTTTCAAGCAACTGCATAAGCAGTTCATTCTGCTGTTGCAAAAGCTGTATCTGCTGATCGGATGTATCTCTGATTGTATCGGAAATTCCTGTAATTTCTTGTCCTCCAGCAACAGCAGATTTCCCACCAACAGTACCCAAAATCTCAGGTATTCCATCTTCTCCAGCGTAGAACAAACTTGCGCTTCCAGTAAAACCGCCTTCTTTAAATGTTGGCAGTACACCCAAGTTTACGCTGAATGCTGGTATACCAATCTCGTACGTTTTTCCGAACGCATCAAATTTTTTTGTAAATCCATCGAACTCGAAATTCAATGCATCGTTAATCCATGTAGCAAATCCATTCCAGATGCCTTTTACAGCTTCAATAGCCGAATTGAATGCACTACTCAATCCATCACTAATTCCGCTGAATGTCCAGTTATTTTCGCCGAACCATTCCCCAGCATCTTCCAAAAATCCCTCGAATTTTTCAGATGCTTTCTTTTTCCAGTCTCCTACCTTTTCTTTTGCATTCTCAGCCCAGTCTCCGATTGTTCCCTTTAGATTCTCGAAATCTTCCTTGCGATCTGATCCCCAATCAGAGAATTTCTGCGCGGTCTCAGTTTTCCAGTCCTCGAATGTCGATTTTGTATTAGAACCCCATTCATCTACTTTAGCTTTTACATCATCGAAATCTTGTTTTCTATCACTTGCCCAATCGGAAAACTTTTGACCTGTCTCTGACTTCCAATTATTGAATGTTGTCTTTGTATCTTCTGCAAAACTACCAACTTTTTCTCCAAGATTTTCAAAATCTTTTTTTCTGTCAGAATACCAGTCTGAAAAATCTTTTCCGGTTTCAGTTTTCCAATCGTTGAATGTTGTTTTTGCATTATCAGACCATTCACTTATTGTTGCTCCCAAATTTCCAAAATCTTCTTTTCGATCATTGTACCAATCTGAGAAGTCTTGCCCTGTCTCAGTTGCCCATGTATTGATCTTCCCTTTTAAATCTTCAAGCCCATCACCGATATCTTGAAAGATTAAGTCCCAACCTTCCCCAAGGTCTTTCTTAATTCCTTCAATTCCATCCTTCCATGATCCATCCTGAATCGAAGTTACAAGAGTATTGAAAAACCCATCTTCTCCAAAGAATGTAAAGTTATCGTAAAACTCTGCATCATCTGGATTGAGTGTTTTTCCAAGCCACTCTCCAAATGATAATCCACCCTCAAAAGCCAATGTTACAGCTGCAACTTTCAGCCCTATCTTAATATCGCCAGTGAATGAATATCCGGCAATACCGGCAGTAACAAGCGCGGCAATATTGGAAAGCATTGTTCCCTCGTCAATCAGTTTGATAGTCGCAAGGCCGGCAAGTATTCCGATAACCGGGTGTATTCCACTTACATTTACTCCCTTTTTGGCAAGGGAGGTCTTAAGAGCTGTAGATATTGCACTTCCAGCTCCGGTGAATTTTAACGCCGCAAGAGCTGTCAATATTGTTGTCTCAACCGGTGCAGCAGTAAATGACCCTACCCACACATCCGATATCGCATCGAAAATGTCAAAAGTCAGTGTAAACCCTTTTTTGATTATAGTATACCAATCAATTCCAGCAAGGAAATCGCCAATATTATTTCCGATCTGTTTCCAGTCTACACCTTCGATTGCTTTAATAAAGAAATCCTCTATTCCAATGACGATGTCACTTACATCTTGACCAACAGCAAACCAGTCTCCAATCTTAATGTCTGAAAATAGTTTCTTGATAGGCTCCAATGCTTTTTCGATACTGTCAGCAATTGCCTGAGCTTTGCTTTCCATCTTCGCATAAGCCGCATCCCATGCTTTTTCATACTCATCGGTTGCATCCAATATTGCATTTGTTAAGTCGAGAGTATTTGCTAATGTTCCAGTATCTGTAGATGATGTATCTGTTGTTGTTAAGATATTTAATTCATCAAACGCCTGCACTTGCTTGTTGAATTTCTTTGCAGATGCTGTTGCATCATCTAATGCGTCTGTTGTATCGTCAATATCGCTTTCAAGATCGCTGTATCCTTGACCGAAACTGCTAAGATCAAGGTTAATTCCCATAATTCCAGCAATGCTTACGAGCAATCTCTTTATTGCAATTACGGCACCATTGATATACGGAATGATTTTCGCCAGCATAGGGACAAAAAGCTGTCCTAATACAGTACCAGCCTCACTTAGATTGTTCTTTAACTGCCTAATCATATTAGACAACGAATTTATTGTGTTCGCCTGATCGCCCCACGCTACCCTTGACTGGTCCAGAATAGCAATCATTCTCAACTGCATCTTCTCAGCCTGTGTCATTTCAGAAACAGACTTGCTCACTCCGAGATTATACGCATATTGCTGTAATGTGGCATTCGTAATGTCAATACCATACTTATAGACTGCTCTTGCTTGTCCAATTAGAGCGGACTGTAAATTGCTTGCAACATCGCTGTAGTCAACATTGAACAATGATGACATATCCGCTGCAAGTTTCGTGAATGAGCTTGCAGTCGCAAGTGATACCTCTCCAGTCTGTCCAACTGCATTCGTGATAGACGCAAGCTGTGATGCATACTGCGTTATCTCCGTTATGTTTAATCCAAGGTTCTTTACACCACTATCAACAAGCGTTTCAGTATCAAGGTCAATCTGTAGACCGGACAATTTAGACAACCTCTCGTTTAATCTTTCCGAAAAGCTGTCTGCATAGCTCTCAGCGTCATTATATCCGTATTTTTCATATTGATCTTCCCAATCAGATGCAATTTTACCTAACGCTACATCGTAGTAATTATATGCTTCAATATAATCTGCTGTACTTTCTATCGAACTCCATAGCTTTTTTATTCCTCTAACAACAAGAAAATATGTTGCGTAGAATTTCCCAAAAGCTGCTGCAAGGCTGATAACGCCTTTTCTGGTTCTGTTAGATGCTGTCGTAGTATTGTCTAATCCATTGACAATAGCCTTGCTTGCGGTTTCTACTTTTCCTCCAACATTAGCAAGACTGGACAATGCTGAAACAAGATTCACAACATTCGTGCTTACAGATGGTGCCTTTGAAAGTGTTATCAATAGATTTTTTATAGCATCGGTCAACTGTGGAATGTTCGCTATTGCTTGAGTTATTCCACCATATCCAAGCTTCGATATGGAATTAATAAGTTCGCTAATCCCGCTTGTGTCAAATGTCAATGAACCGATTGCGTTCAACTTATTTACAAATTCCTGTAAACTTGCGCTGATCTGCGGAAGGTTCGCTGTTGCAATTGTTGCAGAATTTCCTCCCAATCTGTTAATGCTTGATATCAATTCTGTTAAGTTCGTAACATCGAAAGTTACAGAGCCAACACTATTCATATCGTTTATGAATTGAATTAGCTCATCTTTGATTTTCAGCAGATTATCCACACCGGATGCACTTTTGACACCTCCAAGGGTTTTCAAAGCGTTAGCAATTCCGTTAATTCCGTCCGCATTAAATGACACTCCACTGATCTGCACCATTCCATTTGCAAGGTCTGTAATGGATTTTGCAAGCGTAGATAATCCGGCACTATCAACAGTGTTCAGTTTCCCTAATCCCTTAGAGATTTTTGTAAATCCGCTTGAATTGATGTTATTGATATTTGGTAAAGCGTTTGAAAGTTTTGTAATCGTATCAGTGAGGTTAGACAGATTGCTCACTTTTATATTTCCAAGTGTTGTGGAAAGAGTATTCAACTTTTTCACAAGACTTGTCAATGATCTATTGGCGCTTGATGCTTGCGCTTCTATTTCTATTGAAAGATCATCTATTGTTGGCATATCTGTTTACCTCCATTTTGATAAAAAAATAGGCGATAACGCTGTTACACGCTATCGCCCTTGTTGCGTCTCCATCTCATGCGCATTGCTTTCTGCTCTGCAAAGAACAAATCGACTTGACGCTGTTTTTCCTCCTCTGTAAGAGGTTTATTTGCATCTGCAATTTCTCCAAGAGATTTATTTATATACTTCGACTTTGCTTTATTTCCAAAAAGTACATGTTCTACCGCAACGGATACAGCAGAAACAATGTAAGCACCGCACATGTTGTGAACAATGGAATCTATTTCCTTCACTTTCATTTCGTGCGCTTTATCATAGGCTCTTAGCACTTTCGGCGTGGAATGAAAAAAATCATGCTTGCTAATGCCCATTGACAGATATTTCGGTAAAAGCTCATCATACACTACTTGTTTGTAGCTTTTCTCTTGTGATCTTGTGGCTGTACCTTCTGTTGCTTCTCCGCAATCTGTGTCAGCCCGATCTGTGCGAAAAAATCATCATCAGCCATGATTGACAACAATTCGTTCATCAATCCATAAAAATTGCCAGTATCCTCGTCTTTGTGCTCTGCAAAATACTTCTTAACAAGCCGCTTTGCATCATCTGTGCTCTGAATGCTCCCGTCCCCTTCTGGTCCGTGATGTTCAAGCAGTCCAGCATAAAACATAGACAATGTTGTCCGAGGAACGTCTGACATACTCTTAATGATACTCAATGTTCCATTCTCTGTACCGTCAGACATTGATACTTTTGCGAACAACGTTGTCACTTTCTCGATACACTCATTATAGAGTGATGCTTCGATTGTATACTCTAATGTATACTCTTTTCCACCAATTTTAATTCTCTTCATATTTTGCCTTCCCTCAGCTATTCTCAAAGGAAGGGGCAGTGTTTCCACCGCCCTTCTCTAACTAGCTGATATTATAAGATTGTCATGTTGAGCTTTTCAGCGTGGGCTTAACCGCAGTAATAGGGTCCGGTAAGTCAACAAGCGTGTTCGTGATCGTGTACTGCAACACATTACCTACCGCATACTCCGGTGCGGGTAAAGAGCCTGGTTCAACGATATACGCATTCATCTTTGCTTTGCTAGGATGATATGCACAGAACCACATAGACTGCCCGGTTGTCCTCTTGTCATAAGCGTCCAGCATAGCCGCCCACTGGGAATCAAATGTATCTGTGTCGTTGAATACGGTCTGTAACTCACCGCCGGTATCCTCATGACCTGCAACATACTTCTTTCTCTTTGCTTCAAGTGGTGTTGCGTCAAGTTTATCCTGTGATACGGACACTTCACCAATACTAATGCACTCTTCAATCTGCGTAAAACTTGTTGGTGCAGTTGAAAGTGTGCCAAGTCCCCAGCCGAAAAGCACTCCAATAGTGCTTAATGCCTGTTCTGCCATTTTAATTACCTCCTAATTTATAAAATATCATTTGAACATATAATACGACTAAACCTTGCCGTACATGTATGTGTATCCTCTGTATCTTCAAAGCTAGGAATTTGCTTAGCTTCGAACCTCATTGATTTCATTGTGCTATAAATTTCTGCCATGACATCTCTTGCTCTTGATTGACTTTGATTGTCGATGACAGATATCTGCCACGTAAATAGACCGCCATTCGTTGACGTACCCTCAAGGTCTCTTCCGGTCTCTACGGCTGGTAGTAGCTTGACATAAACGAACGGGAAAACCGCCGTTGACATTGATGCACTTTCGGTTGAAAAATTGCTGTCTGTCATTTTGTATTTTGTTTTGACTTTATCAGATATGCCGTATTTAATCCTGGTGAATACCTGTGACGGCAAAAGCATAATCCAATCAGACATGCGCATCAACCTCCGAAAATTTCTTTAACAACGTTTGGCGCTTCCTCATACATCTTTAGTGCCGCTTTGTACATTGGCATTGTTGCTTCTGTACCATGCGTCAGCACAAAAGTGCCGGAATCATCATAATATCCCCATAGTTTCTTTATACCATTTCCTTTGCCATATGAGCCAATCACAAATCCAAAATCCTTTCCTTTAGGATGTGGACTTTTCCCGGCTTCTCCGTTGTAATAAACGCCAGCACCAAATTCAATAAACAATATATCTTCGCCACTTACAACAAGATCGGCCTTTGCGCTATTGGATGATGTAGAAACATTGATATCGGACGTATGCTCTGTATTTGAGCCGCTTTCGTGTCCATCTGCATCATATGTATATCCGGCCTTTGCAATTTCTTCTTCTGCAACTGCAAGGCCGATTTCTGCCAATCTGCGCACAACCTTTTCACATTTTACTGATAAATCATCAATATATGCTTCAAGGTCCTTTTGGAGCTGTTCAACACTTTGCTTTGATAGAATATTGCATTTGAATTTCCTTTTCGGCATTTTTTGTTCCTTTTCGCAAATTCATTTCGCTATTTCACAACAGCCTTTAAAACGTATTTTACAAGATTTATGCTTTCAGATACCTTTATGCACACATAATCGGCAGATGATACGTCCGGTTCGGTCTCATCTTCATCCAGATAAGATACTTTAGACGTATGCCAAATATATGAACCTTCTTTCAATCCGTATCTTCCTTTTGCGCATACGATTGTTGCGTCATAATCTGATACAGACAGTCCAAATTCCGTAGCTTGCGCATCACCGCCGGACATTGCTATATTCGCACGCATTTCAATAGGCTTTCCATACACAATTTTTGTGTTGCCAGTCTCAACAGGAATGTCTTTTCCATCATCAGTAATATACCGAATGTTTCCGTAATCGTCCGTTTCATAGATAGGTACTTTCTTTTTTTCTGCAACGAAATACATTTTCGTTTTGTTCTTATATGCCATTCTCATAAAAGCACCTCTCACACAACCGAAAGTGGGACTATCCCAGCAAACAATGTGTTGCGGTCAACATATGTTCTTGTTGTTCCATTTTCTGTGGATCCGGATTGGTTTTCTATTCCCGCTTGATTGTAATCATACAAAGCAATGTCTCGTATATTCGAATAATAGTTTCCAATATCCGCTTCAATCTGCTCATCTGTGTAGTATGACGGATATTTCCTCGCACGCTTAACCTCGCGAATTGCGTTTTTGATTTTTGACAGCATGAGGATTTCATTACATTCGTCATCACTCGATATAACTTCTGCTTCTAACTCATTCTTGATTTCGTCAATCAATTCCTCCATGCCATCACCTCCTTATAGTCCGAAATGTTCCACGAGGAACATTTTCAGCTCTGTTCCGGTTTTACCAGTGGTTTCAATTCCAACCTCTTGCGCAAGAGAAACAAGGTCTGCTTTGCTCATTCTTGCTATCTCAGTCTTTGTATAACTTTTCTCGGCTTCGCCCTCCGGCGCATTCATATACTGTGAAAAATCATCTTCAACAGCCTTAATCAACGGAATTCTCTGTCTGTTCTCGCGGCTTGAAAGCTCTTGTAATCTTTCATTGCTTACAGTCAATCCGTTGCGGGGGAACACGTCCCCCACGTTGTACGGATAACTATTGTCGTGCAAATCCTCGAAATAATGAATGACTTTATAACTCATTCAGTGCTCCTTATGCTCCTGCGCCGATTGTACCAACCACAACACCATCAAGACGCTCTGCAAACAGGACAATACCGGATGTAACAATGTCGGTTGCCGTCATGTTCGTGTAGTCAGGCTCCTCATGGATGCCGATAAGTCCGGTTGCATCGGATGTAAAATCGAATGCCTCATCCAGTCCTGCGCCGTTTACGGGAATGTAATACAGCACAATATTGTCCTTTGCAGTTGAATAAATCTTGCCCTTCGGAACAGAGCTGTTTAAGATCACGGTTCCAAGGCCCAAGAAGTCCTTAACGTATGTCAAGCCAAATGCGTTCTGCAAGCTGATCTGTGCGGTTCCAAGGTAAGATGCCACATCCAGAGGGTTCATAAAGTATACTGCTTCAATGTCATCATCCTCGAAAAGTACCTGCAACTGTCCCCAAGACTGCGCTAATGTGTCCTGAAATGTGGAGCCGGTAGCAACGCCTGTTCCTGCAGCAAGGAACTCAAAAAACTGCTTTCTGATACCCTTCTGCACATCCTTCAGCATTTCATCTGTAGTCATTTCAACGGCCTGATCGTAGCCCTTCTCAATGATAGCTTCTGCGGATGTAGCCTTTCTCCACTTCTTTAACGTAATCTCAGCCCATGTAACAGCTTCCGTCTTGTACTTAGACAGAGGGATGATATCGCCCTCTGCAACCTCACCATCTTCCAGTGTACCGGTTGCCTTATAGGTCTTTAATACAGTTCCAGACTGCTTAGCTACCTTTCTAGTTACGCCCAAAGCTTCCATCAACTTCTGGATGCTGTAACCGAAAATCTCGGTAAACTCAATCTCCCTTGCTCTTGCAAGGTCTGCCTTCTTAATTAAATTTGCATCTGCTGCCATTTTTTACCTCTTTCCAAATAATTCTGGGTTTAATGCAATGGCTTTTCTCCGCTCATTTCTGTCGGGAATTGCCATTATCTGCTCCTTCGTCATGGAAGAATACTCATTACCAGCGTTAATCCTTCCTCTTTCCTTCATAAACTCCGCTTTCGCTTCGTTATATGCCGCCTTACGCTCATCGGAAATGATTTTTGCAATCGCTGCGTGATCTCCATCCGCAATAGCTTCAATCAACGTTTCAACTGTTTTTTCCTCGTTGATTTCCTTATATGCCGCTACAGCCTTAATGTGGTTCAGCTCCTTGCGCATTGTTTCGCGCTCCTCTTCCGCTAAACGCTGTGCTTCAGCCTGTTCCTCTGCAGCCTGTTCCTCTGCTGTCAATTTTGCTCTAAGCTGTTTCTTCATTTCAGCTTCAGATTTACTCAACTTGTCATTTGCGGCTTTGTATCTGTCCTTTTCTGCCCTCTCAGCGGCAATCTGCGCCATCAACTGTTCTACTGTTGGTGTCTCTGTTCCTGAAGTGTTGTTCTCCGTTGTTGTTCCTTCAACTCCGGTCTTTACTTCTTCTTCCATGTTATTACCTCTACTTTCTGCGATATTATAGTGCTTCTCTGCACTTCCGCGAAATTTGTAACGCGCTTTCTCTAGCGCATATAAAAAGCACCTATATTTCTATAAGTGCTGATTATTTGAAATACTTGCAAGAGCATCTGCAATTTATGATTTCTTTTGCTTCCGCTCCCAAACTATCATCTTTTGGATACATCATAAGACTTTCACCAACAACAAAGGGTTCATTGATTGGCTTTACTGTTCCTCCGACTTTTAAATGCGTCTTTCGTTCCCTGTTGTCTCTCATGTCAATCCATTTCTTTTTGGTTTTTCCGCTGTTCACAGCAGTCTTGAACTGCTCGTAATTTGCAACTGTATTTGCCTCATTTTCAGCAATGTATCTTGCTCTATCATCTGATAGGAAATATTCATCATCTATGTTTTTGTAGGTTGTATCAACTACCATAGATGAAAACAGCGAAATGTATTCATCAAGCTGTTCGTCAATCTCCACATTATCTTGCAATACATCTCTGTATCTTGATTTGAATGTGAAAATTATAGCCTGTATGTCTGATATATTGTATTCTCCGTAAACAGTGATCAAGGCAAAAAGGAATAAAAGCGCACCCTCAAGCTCTTTTGCCATCTTAATGCGCTTTTTCTTCTCGCTCTCGCTTAGCTCCATTTCTCCGAAATACTTTTCGTAATCCATAGAGCGTGTCTTTGCACTGCTTGTTAGATTATTTAGTTCATCTATCATGGGCTACCCCCTTAAATTTGGGGAATTTTCCGTCTGATCGCTGTTATCCGGCGATAATCTATCGCTGTCCGGTTCCTGCTCTGCGTCTGCCGTTGTTGATTTCTCAAAAATGCTTTTCTGGTATGCGGCAATCAGATTACGGCTATCTTCCCAGACCTGATTTACGTCCTCAAAAGCATTCATAGCTTTCAGCGCGTGCAGTCCGTAAATACCATGACTTACAGCTGTAGCAAAGAAGTTAATCTTATTCGTCAGCTCAAAATTCTTCTGCCGCTTAATACTGGGCTGTACGTCCATATATCTAAGTGTAAGCATTGGATTGTCCTGCTCAATGAACGGCGAGATTGCGATTGCTCTAAGAACAACCTTTAATTCCTCCATCTTTGAGCCTTCCATGATGTTCTGCTGCATATTTGCTTCAATCTCAGCAGCATCCCATCCGGTTGCCGCGTCCATTGCAATTCCGGTCGAACCGCCGCTGTTATCATTACGCTGTGGCACGTTGCATTTTTGCAAGATTAGAGCACGTCTTGTGATGATATTATTCAACATGCCGGAATAGTCATAATTCACAGCCAGCGCTTCAACAAATGGTGTCTTGCCGTCCTGTGTTGTAAATGTCTGCATCCACTCATTTGTCTTGGGTTTTCGAACGGTGCTTGTCTCTGTTCCGTCTGCATTCTTGACAATCTCAGTTGGAAATTCTACGTCATTAGAGTGCCATATTGCCTGTGTGTTCTGCTCCACGTCATTCGTAAAATCAGATACAAGGATATTCAAATTATCCATCTCTGAGATTTCGCGCTCAAAGCACCCCATTCTGTCATATGACCGGAACCATTCAATGATCGGTATTCTTCCAAGTAAATTTGCCTCACCGCTTCGCTGTGTATGCATCCATGTCTCTTTTTCTGGGTCTACATCTCCATTGATGATGTGTTGCATATTCAACACTTCATATACAGCGTCCTTAGAGAAGCATGTGAAATACTTGTTTCCTTTATCGTCTCTGCGATATGTTACACCCAACATAGGTCTTTTGCCGATGTAATAACTTGAATACACAACAAAAGTACACATAGGGCTTAAAATATCGACATTAAAGGGGCTGTCTCCAGGTTCATATTCGGTATTCACATCAACATATGAATATCCGATACCGCATATTTCAACGTATCGTCCAAGCTCTTGCGTCTTTTTTCTGATTTCCTCTGCTTCATAGCACTCGTTCAGATAATTCACAGCCAGCGGTTCGGTATTTCCTCCGCTGTCACGCTCTCCACGCTGGACGAACGTTATAGGATTGCCCCACTTGAATGATGTGTGAAATTTTGTGATTTCATGCGCTACATTGTCTACACATTGGCAATCAATATCTGACCTATATGTTTTTTTTCGCATTAGTGGCTGATCGCCTGCATCATACTTTAGCAGAAAGTCAATCCTCTTTGTGTTAAACAGATGATCAGGGAAAGCGCGTCTAAGAACGTCAACAACGTTGTCTTTCGTGATTTCTTTTACATCCGTATATATTTTCCTTCTGCCAATAGTCTGCATCTCACACCTCACCAAAATCTCATACCACTTGATTGCGTTCTATCCGGGATATTGTGATATGTTGTCTTATCTTCCTCCGGGGAATACACAACAATCTTTCCGCACTTCTTACATCTATGCGTCAGGTTCATTGTTCCCTCTCCGCTATATTCCATTGCTTTCAATCCGCACAATGGACAATAAATTGTTTTCGGTCTTTTCATATAATCTCCGTACATACAAAAGCCCACGCGCTTTGCATTTGCGCATGGGCTTTTTGGATTAAACTTGTTCAGAGCTTTTTTCGCATTTTCATAATAGCATACTTTTTTTATGAATTGTATGAAACTTTCATAAATGATATTTACTAATTGTTTTACTCACAAGGCTCTGGTCTATGTGCAATTCATCTGCGATTTCTTGTTGTGTTTTTCCATCATATGCAATAGCCCGAATGATAATTCTCTCACGGCTTGATGCAGCACTTTTGGCAATTTCATCAATCTTGTTTGACATTTCGAGTAATTCATTTTCCTGTTCGTGAAGATTGTCTATCTTTTCACGTAACAATTTGCGTCTACGCTCATACTGCGCAACTGGAAAGCCCTCAATCTTAAATCCCTGTATTCCTCCAAGCCCTCCGGAAACTTTATCAACAACAGTCCCTTCATCAACAATCTGTTCAAGCGCATCCTCGGATTTCTTTATGCTCTGCTTTAACCGCCTGATTTCCTCTTGCATATCAATATATTGTGAAATTATGCTGTTTGGTGATCTCTTTTTCACGAAAAACCTCCTATATCGGACTAGGCATGATGATCGTCTTGTGCAATCCTATCGGATTTTCGATAAACATTTCGAGCTGCGTTATTCCATCAACCGCATCATCATGTTCATTATCTCCGATTGTCACAAATGTTGTCATTTCATCCATTGCATTCTGATATTCTTTGCTTCTGTAATACCGCTTTATTCCGTTTTTAGCATCCTGGTCCAGCTCTTCTTGTGTTGGTATTCTGGATTGCAAGAATATAAATTTGCGCTTAATATCGCCTGCGTATGCAATGATTTTTGATTTCTTTTCCATTCTGTTAGGGGCGCGTCTATGCGTACAACTGCATTTATATCCTTGTTCTTGCAACATCTTATCAACAAGTCCACAATACAGATCACCGCCTTGATTGGCCTCAAACCTTGTTTCCCTTATATCGTTTCCGACAATCTTACCTACAACAATAGGCAATGTAACTTCTTTTGGACCAGTGTTAAAAACCCAATCGAAAATATAAACGTCTCCATTCTCATATTCTGCACCAATAGGCATTGATAGACTATCGCCACCGCCCAGCGCAACATCTGTCACCGCAACAATACGATGATCTAAGTCCGGCAGAATACCGTTGAAATAGCGTAATTCATCTGTCTTGAACAGAATGCCCTCACGGACATATGGCTGTTGCTGGTATTTTGCCATCCATTCTGCGTTGTCCAGCTTTTCACGCATTTCTCGATAATAGGCTGTTGAAAATCCATTGATTTTGTAATTGAAATTACTTTCATCATTTTCGTTTAATGCTGGAATTTTACGGAATTTATAGCCGGGATTGCCGTCTTGACGTTTTCTAATGCGCTCCAACGGGTCCATAACGTTCCACAAGGTACCTACCATCAATTCCTTTGCGCCGTCATTCTTTCGGTCTACCATCTTGTTTAGATACTCTTGAAACGTGTTCTCCATTCTGGTAGGGCTTAAAGAATGCTCTCTGTCTCGCACAAGGTCATCAATGTAAAGGTATCCGTCTTTAGAAACATCAATAGCACCCGTCCAAGTTCCATCAATACCTCGGCAAGTGATTGTTGCAAATCTATCTGGATCGCCGAGAGTGATCGTAAATTCGTCCGCACTCTTGTCTGTTGGGAATGACGCTCTTTTTTTGTATTTCGGATGAATATAGTCAAAAATTGTCTTGAAATTATATTCTGGAGTAGTTATTAGATTTAACAATTCTTTGTAAAATCCCTTTGCAAGTATTCCAGAATGTCCACTCATTGCGCTATGGCTATTTGGACGCTTACAGGCTATCCATGCAAGAAAAAAAATACATACAGTTGACTTTCCAACTCTACTAGGCATTGACAGACCATAGAATTTGTACGTATTATCTTCTAGCGCTTGCAAATCGTCAACAACGGTTTTCAATGTATCCCGTCTGGGTTCATAAAATCGTTTCGATGGTTCCCTGTCTTTCTCCATGTAGAAGATAAAGCTCTCAAACAGATACGGACATTCAAAAAGAACTGTATCCCAGTACAGGTCCATATATTCTTCTCCGAATGTGTCATAATACATCACTTGTGCAGTCTGCTTGACAAATTTCGACCATTTAAGGCAATATTCTTTTTCTTCCGGGTAATCTTTCATTATCCCGGAGCACATTTCCATTATGCCGGATAGTTTATCATAATTCGCGCCATCCTTTGCGATAATATCCCTCAATAAGATGATCGTCTGCTTATATTCATTCAGTCCAATTTTTGCCATACAAAAAGCACCTCCGCAGAAACGCAGAGATGCTTTGCGTTCTGCCCATAACTTTTAGGGTTAGCGACTTGATCGTTTTTCAAGCCGGTACGTTAATTTTTGCTATTCCATTCATCAATAATTTTTTTTAAAGCATCATCTTTTGATGGCATAAGACAACTCGGTTTACCAGTTATATCATAACATTCTGAAATTGTAGTTCCACTGCAATAACCGCAGCAAACAATAAAATCTTCATGCATAAATCTGTTAGCTAAATCTACTTGATAATAAATTTTAGGCTTATTCCCACAATTTTTACACACTTTCAATTTTGAATTATCAATAAAAACGTATTGCTTACCGCACTTTTTTCCAAGCTCAGCCAACAAATCAAAGTCAACAGGATGTTTCAACTTTTTCGGCTTTTCTTTTATTCCAATCTTTTCAAGAAAATTTCTGTATTTATAAATAATATTAGCCTTTATAACGTTAATCTTCATTTTTCACTCCTTTAATATACGTTTTTTTTCACATTTTAATGCAATGATTTCGTCAAGTGAGTATATTGTTTTGCAATCATATTCATATTCGTTATTATCGTTTTTTACAGTCTCTGCCGATGTTGTCATTATGTAATTGCACGCTTTTAACATAATCTCTATAGGATATTCACATCTTCCGGATGCTTTTTTTGATTTTTTATTGCTTTCTATTATGTTTACTCCGTAAAAATAACCATCACTATTTAATTCAGCATCAATTTTATATACTGAATTACCATTTATTATTACCATTGGAATATTTATTGATGTTATGTATTCACTCATTCCGTAATAATCAATCCGTATTGTTCCAAAATAGATCCCCTTGACTTCTATGCAAAAATCTTCAAAAAGCATTCTAAAACTTTTTAAAATAAAATCACGCGGAAATTTAGGCTCTATATTTTGTATCCTTTTTATATCATCAATAACTATTGTTTTCACGTTAAATCCTCTCGCATTTTTATAATTTCAAATATATCCATATCTTCTGCAATCCCAAGAACATCACGTACTACCCCAAAGCATACTTCATAGTCATTTTTGCTTGTGCATTGACTATCTTTATTGTAGCGGCATGAAGTAAAATGACATTCTCAATTATCCATCATTCTTCACGCTTTCAGTATACTTCTTCATGATATAATCATTCTCTTTCGAAAGTGCATCGTATCTTTTCTCAAGGTAGTCAATTAGCCTGCTTTGTTCGTTGATTTTTGCTTTTAATTCCTCTAATGTATATTCATTTGTTGATGTTTTTGAATGATATTCTTCGATCATGTCAACAATTTCATTTCTTTTTGAAATTTCAACATATGTAATATTTTCTTCGCTTATCCTAGTAAGTTTATCGTAATGTTCCAAATACCATTTTGCCTTATCAATATCCCGCTCTCCATCATTGCCATCTTTCAGTCCGGCACGATAGCAGTATTTATAAGCATTCATCAAGCAAAAAATTCTTGTGTTGTAATTTCCATACTTATCCAGCATTTCATCAATGCATTCCTTGTGCCCTGGCTTATTGTAATGCGTAGGGTGATTTACGGAATCATTCATCTTTTTTCACTCCTTCGATATATTTGATTGAAAAACCTTGCGAAATTGCATTGGCAAGTGCCTGTACAAGCTGTTCGTCATTTGTATAATCGTTATAACCAAGATGTAAGAATATTCCATGCACCATTTCATGGCAAATAGCTTCCTTCTTCATATCTTCCGTCATATCTGCATTGATTTTGATTGTGCAGTTCTTGTAGTCAATCTGCCCCATATGCAAGTCAATGTCAAAACTATCTTTGCATTCTTCAATCTTGTGCGGAACACCGCAGATGTTTACTGATCTGATTGTATTATTTTGTGATTTATTCATACCATTGCAATTCCATCTACCACAAATCAATTTTTCCACTGAAGATGCTTTACACGTTTTACAAAGTTCTTTATCGAATTGTATCTCCACTATCATATCCTCCTGTTATCAATTCACTGTACGGCAAAGTTTTGACCCACTCACAAAACGTTCTCCACTCCGTCAATCTGTGGTTCTTTCTACTGTGGTAGATATTCGCTAACACCTCATAATTCAACATTAAAGTTGACCGCTGATTATAGCTTGATGGAAGAAGCTGTATCATCTGCCACCAATACTGCTTGTCTTTTGTTTCCAGATACAGGTTACGGCACTTATTAAGCATTTCAATAATGCTTTTAAGCACATCCAGCGGGGAAAAACCATAATACCCATCATTAGGGTCAGGGATAAAACAATTCCCACAATCCTCATCTAAAAGGTGTTCCGTACTGAAATCATCAAGTGTAAATTCCCTTGACGTTATCTTGTGCATTGTGCTGCACGAGTTCCTAACAGTCCCCACCTTGTACGTATCTGCCTCTTTTAGCCAATACATAGGCGCCGTCACGTCTACATACACCACAATCATTCGCATGAATTTTCGGTGGTCTGTGCCAGCTTTAGATAGCTTTTTCATTAGTTCTAAGTCATTATTCCCTATTTTGAAATAGATGGTGCCACATTCAATTCCATCCTCATCAAATCCATCTTGAAATACTATACCACTGTCAGATTTATCCCAGCTATTCATAGGATTCCGCATCCCACGGATGGCAGCTTCAAATCCTACAATTTCAACATTTTCAATCTTGATCATAGTTCTTTTTTCATTCTCCTAACAAGTCTTTCCTGTTTTGCGTCAATCCAGTCTTGAATACGCTTATCCGAAATTCCGCAAACCTGTTTCACAATCTCAATGCATATAAGCACGTCAGCCACTTCCTCTGCAACGTGGTTAATATCACTCTTTCCTCGAATTTCCTTGCTGATAGCCTGGATCAATTCACCGCATTCTTCAATGCTTGTAACAAGCTGAAGATCTTTCCCGTAGTATTCAATAGACCTCTCTACAATCTGCTCATTCACTTTAATCATTTTTTCCACCTCATATCTTTCTAGCAAGCATATCAATGATATTTGCGCTCATAAAATGTGAAACACTCGGATGTATTGTGTCCTTATAGTTTCCGCTTTTGTTGAATTTCGTTAAAAAATACTTATGCATCATCTTCAAATATGCGTCTTTATCATTAGCAAAACCGCACGCAACGACTGTTTCCGGCGGGTCCATGTATTCGTCAACAATGTTTCTGTATGCGTGATCTGATAGCAGTCTATGCCTTGTTCCGAACTCCTCGTAATAATGCCGATAGAATATCGCGATTATATCAATCAAATCCTCTGCATATTCACAGGTCCCGTAGGTCTGGCTCATGCGTTTTGCAATAACAGGTCTGATATGCTCGATCAATTCCTCCTCGCTGTAATCAGGCGAAATATACCGGCTTTGATTTTCGCCGCATCCTCGCTCCACCTCCGGTGGACGAGTATATATATTCTGTACCCATAGACCTTTATGGTCTATGGTATATATATCTTTAGTATCTTTGTTATCTATATTTGTTTTATTAGTATTTGATTTATCTTTAATTTCTTCCTCAGTATTTAATTCATCTTTATTTTGTTTATTAGTATTTAATTGTCGGACGTTTTCTACCGGTTGAAATTCAAGAGGTTGATTTTCTACCCCTTGTTTTTCTACATCTTGAATTCCTGTGTCTTGCGGAAATTCAAAGATATCGTAGACATATTCATAACGCCCGCTGGCTGTCTGATCTGGGTTCTTTTTCGTGATCTTCATGTAGCCGAATGACTTCAGTTCACTCAGCGTTGACTTAACCGCCGTTTCGCTCTCTTTGCAGATTGAGCACAATCCGGCAATCGAATAATCCCAACCATCCGGAAGGGACAGCATAACAGACAGTAGCCCCTTAGCTTTTAGGCTCAATTCTTTGTTGCGCAAGTGATGATTGCTCATCACCGTGTAATTTCGGCTCTTGTTTACTCTTATAGCAGCCATATCCATACCTCCGTGCTGATATTTTCCGTGAAATATAAAAACAGCGGACAGGCAATCACGGTGTTGCTTTTCGGTAGCTATCCTATTCCGCTGGTTTTATCAAAATTATAATGTGCTCTGATCTATGAATGATACTCCAAAGATAGAAAACTGATTTTCATAAAGCTCCTTTTTCCACTTAATGAATGTCACGTGGCTAATTCCAAGAGCTTTCGAGGCCTGGGCTACTGAAAGCTCCCCAACGCGATATTTATTCCACACTTCCTCGAATTTATCGGCGGATACCTTTTTGCCATGATAATAATTCGGATGCCCTTTCTGCGTTTTTCCTGGCATAATAAACCTCCATCAAAATATGTTATCTTCCATGTTCACAATTACTTCATTCCCACAATACGGGCATCTGATAACCTGTCTGCCAAGAAATGTTCTGCTCCAGCGCACTTCGCTACGATCATACGATATATTCAGCAAGCATTCCTGACATTTCTCTGTAAAAACATTCTTTTCATTCGTTTCTTCCTCGAAACTCGTCATAAGCAACCTCTAAAACAACTAAAATCAAATTTAAAATAATCGAAAAAACAACTAAAGCCAATTATCCGACTTGAACCTATCATTGAACTAAATTGGAATGAGCGCTCTTATAAACTGTATGAAACTTCAAAGCGCGTTTTGCATTTCCACAGGACTATTTGCGATCACCTGCATGTTGTATCTAAAACGCAAAAAAGTTTTTCGGTGCTACTTAACGCAAAATATGTTTCGCACTTTCAACAGATTACCTCTTCACCCGCATACACGGACATTGAGGAAAATGCTATGTATTCCCAGCTTTATTCCATAGCCACGCACAATAGCCCCATTAGATATGACGTTCTTTACACTGTTTTTGTCTGCCATGCGTTTGAGATGTTTCCCCGTTAAGCGCCAAGGTGGGAAAACGCTTAACAGGGCTTTATTTAATTCAACGTGTCAGGGACATCTTGAACACGTCTATCCGGTAATGAACCGGACGCATTGGCATTGACAGATTCGAACTGCCCACCAACGGCTTATAAGGCCGTCACTCTAACCATCTGAGTTAAATGCCATTGTCCGGCTATACGGTCAATATCCCACATTCTTCTGGAATAAAGGCTTGATTTTCACGTTGCTGTTAGTGTATATGAGTGAAAGGAAAACTTAAGCATAAAATATGCTTAGCGCCGGGGCGCGGAGTCGAACCGCGCAGCAAAATACTTGTACAGGGGGTTTACATTATGGGTTTATGTGGGTCCCGTTCCCGGCTAATTGTCCAAACCGGAATTGAACCGGTATCCGCTTGTGCATCGTGGGATAGATGCGCAAACATGCCCGTACACCATGGACAACGTATGTATAAAAGGAGTAAAACAAATGGTTGCCAACAATCGGCAGCTGGCTATCCGGATTCGAACCGGAAGATGTACCAAGAAATACATAGCCATCATTTGGTTCTAATCAGAACCGACTTGCAAAACATAATTGCAAACAAAAATATCCACCATTTGCCAAACGAAAGAGCTAAACACGTCAAGCATATATACATGATGCAATTTTCAAAAGCTGCCACTTCATCAATGCGCATCCAGATCACCATACATCCGTCAGATAGTCAACTATATTTTCTGCAAGCTCGTCCGGGCTGTTAGAACAATCATAATTATTCTCAATTGCAGTTGATAAGCGATCAGTAAATGTTTTTCTGATCTCCGGTAATCGCTCCAGCAGATGCCCAAGGAGCTGCATTGCTTCCTCGCCGTCACACGGATAAAAGTGTACGTGTATGTCACTACAATCCATGATTGCATCCGGCAATTCTTTCACACCATTTTCAGAGGAACAAACAGTCAAATCTATCCTCGATTTTTGGTGTGAATCTCGCTGGTAGGAAATATGTTCAACACCAGTGATTTTCTCGCAGTTGATGTAAACATCTCCGTCAGATATTTCGATTTTGCTCATTCCGTTTTCTCCACAACTATGTCTATAATACAATTTTTAACCTTGCGTGTAGTATAGACTGTGGGCAATATTGAATTTTATGAATTTCTGTTAGATTTTTCTGAAAATCTGAATTGCAGATTGATCATTAAACGCAGAATGCCCGTAATTTGCATTCTAAAGCCCAACAAAGGACTTTTATGCGTGTAGATGATAATTTGGCCTATCGCAAATACAAAAGTGCCTTAAACAGGCTTAAAATGCGAAATAGGGGCTTTTTGAATTTTTTAAAATTTTCAAGTGGCTATATGGATTGCTGAAATGTGATTACACAACAGGTGAACATCCCTAGAATACCTCTATTTTCCACGTACAAGCCCTAGAATACGCTTTTGGTGTCTTAGGCGAATATTTCCTCACCCAAAATGCAAAGTGGTCTAAAATCGGCTCTAAATTGATTTTATGGCATATTCGATTATTTGGAGGCCGGCGAAACCGCAGAAGATCAGATGCGAACAGGCTGGTATTAAAGGATTTTTAAATAACCGGATACAGATCAAGGCTGTATTAAAGATAATCGCAGAATGTTTAAATAACTCCTAGACGTATATAATATACACCTATCAGATGTGTATTGAATATATCTCTAGTAAACTCTATTGATATAACTAGGATAAATATGTATTGAGTAGATATGATTATATAATATTTAACCATGTGTTTGAGATTTATATAAATATATATTAGGACTATTGGATTTAATTATATTTAAGTGGATTATTTATAATTATATCTGTGTATATTTTATTGATTATTACTAAGTGTATTTTTATTCTATTTTGTGCTATTGAGTATTAAATGGATTTTTATTAAGTGGTTATTTAGTATTTATGTGAAGAATAATATTTAAGTGGATTTTTAAAATTTTAGTTGGTTGAGGGGCTTAACGGGGGCGCGGCTCTACGTTCATAAAAACCCCCACCCACACATAGAGGCATCCGAACCAATCCGGGAGCAATCGCAACGCAGTCAATCGAACACACGTTAACTATTCGTTAAATTCCAATTTAACGAATAATTCAACCGACAATATGCACAATCAAACCGCGTTTATATGCGCATAATACACAAAAAGCCCAAAAAATCGGGGCTTTTATGCATAAAATCAATTTTATTCATCTGGAATCTGTGGTAATTCCGGACGCTTGCCGTTGTATTCCAGCATGATCTCCTGCGGCGTTCTTTTCCGTTCCTTGACTTCTTCCCGTGATACTCCGGGTTGAGACCATCCATAATGATGATTTAGTATACCAAGTATTCCTACCGGGGTAGCTTTACCGGAAACTAACTTATCAGATAAACTTTC